TCAGTTGCTGGGTCTTCTGGAACCACAGGTGGTGTAGGTTTTAATAATGCATCAATGTTTTTTGTACCTAAAGCTTCGTAAACTCTTCTGTAAGCCTCTCTCAAATTGTGCATTTGTGGATTTGATGCTGCAATTTTTAAATTTTCGTTTGCTAAAGTCACTCTTTGTGACATTGAGAAGATATTTGGGTCTGCAACAGGTATTACATCAACTCTATCGTCAAAATCTTGTAATTTTACAAACCTATCTGCGTTTGTAACTGCATATGGGTACACAGGTGGTAGATAATCTGCAAAAACTTTTGATAAAAGTCTAAATTCTTGTCTCATTGCATAGTAACAACGCTTGTGGATAGCACTCATTACCCTAGAACCACGTTCCAAGAGAGCAATTGTTGTTCCAACAGCTCTATTTTGTGCATCTTCACCCATTTGCATGTCTGCAATTGATGCAAAACGCTGTCCTGCTTGTACAACAAAGCCTAAAAGTTGAAACAAAGTACCACTTGGTTCTTTAAAAGGTAAAATTTGGAACTGATCTTTTATATTTCCTCCAGGAGCATCAACATCTCTGAACTCTCCAGGTTGAAAAGGTTGGTCATCATCTCTAATTCTAATACCTCTGGACTTAAATCCTGCAGGTAAGTTTGCTAAAGTCCCTGCATCAAGCAATTGTCTTAATGCTTGTGTTGCAGATCTCGATAATCCACCGATCATGTGTATTAAACCAAAACCATAGAACCCTAAACCAGGTAAAAACTTGTAATGAACGAAATATTCTTTTCTAGATTCTGTGTCATCGTCTTGATTATAGTTTCTATAGATAGATAAAATTTTTCCTGAACCCTCATCAATAGAAACTATATATGGTTTTTTAACTTTTTTTTCTGAATTTTCTGCTTCGAATTCATCTAGATTACAATCGACGTGCATTTCTAAAATATTATATTGATATTCTTTTTCTCCAGCAGGTTTTACTCCTTCGAGTTCATTTAATTTATCTTGTATTGGACTTTTTTCAGGTTGTTTTGGTGTCAATTCAACATCTCTGTAAAATCCTGCTTTCTGTTGTTTAAGAACATCATTCTCAGACATTTTTACAAGGTGAGTAATTCTTTCACAATCTTTTAAATCTGTTGCATAATATGGAACAATCAAATCTTCTGCTGGAACAAATTTAGCTACAGCTCTTTGTTTAATTTCATCATAATAAATTTTTTTAAAAGCAGATCCTGCTAATGGTAAGTAAAATAATAGTTGATCTGTATCTGGCGTGTATTCTTCCATCTCTTCCATAAGCATATAATTCATGAAATTTTGAACTCTCTCTGCTTGTTGAGTTACTTCTGGAGTATCAGATCCAATAATCGATGTCCTTACAGGACCATCACTTGGTAATAATTCTTTGTAAGCCTGTGCTTGAAATTGTGTAACAGCTTCTGATAAGAGTGGATGGGTAACACCACTTGCGCCTTGAAAAGGTCTAGTATTATTTACATACTTGAAACCAAGTAAATCTAAACCTTGAGTGTAGGCTTGTTCCCAATCTCCTCTTGAAACTTTATCCCTTTTGTAATCAGAAATAAGTTGTGATGACATACGACCAAGAACACGATCGTCCATCTCTTCAGCTAAGTTTCTATAAAAATCTTCTTCAGGTGGTTGTTCTTCAGGAACTTGTTCTTCACCTTCAATTTCTACATCAACTTCACTTGACTCAACTTCTTCTTCAGGAAGTTCATTTGTTTTATCTACTTCAGCCATAGATTAATAAAGTTTTGTAGGTTTTAAATTTACTAACTTTCCACCTCTAGCTTTAATCATTTTTCCTGCTTTAGCTCCGTCCATGTCTCCTAGACCGAATGCATCTTTGCCTAAAGATGATAAACTATCAGTTTTTTTAATTCCAGGTCCACGACCTAAATTAATGTTTTCCTTAAAGACTTTTTTAGTTGCTGCAATAGCTTTATCTTTGAAGCCTGTTGGTTTTACTTTTTTTGTTATGTAATTGACTTTCGCCTTGTCTCCACCCTCAGTCGCTAGGAATTGTTTCATCTCTCCTGCTTGCTTAAGAGCTTTCGCTCCAGCAAATCCAAGAACTCCTGCCATAAGGGCTTTTTTAAGTTTTTTGCTCGCCATGATATATATCTCCTTTTGTTATAACAGATTTATGATATCACGCAAATATATTTACGACTAGACCACCAGTCTGATATGCCTTGAAAGGCTTAGTTTTCATCTCTGGGCTTACTTTAATAGCAAAAGCATCAAAATATAATCTTGTATCCCCATCAAACATTTTAAGCACTGTTCCTCCATATCTGCTTTTGTATTCTTCTGCTTCTTCTAAAGTTTTAAAAGCAGCAATATGTTCAGTTCCTGCTGAATCTGGATTTAAACCATAAACTTTTTTTGTGTTATCTACTTTGTTAACTACCTTGAAAGGTTTGCTAGGATCAGACTTAGCTATTGGAATTGTTTTAACTTCCGATCCATATTGTTGAGCTATTTTTTTCATCACGTTAGGTAACGTCGCCATTTTTTTTGGATCTGTATTTCCCTCTATTGGAACTTCTGAATCGTTCGCATTTTTTCTAACAACTCCTTGTCTACCACCATAATTTTTGAATCCAGCTGTTCCAAATCTATTTCCATAGAATTCTATGTCACCAAGATATTTAGTTCTTTTAGCATGGTGTAATGATTCAACAGGAGCGATAGCCACCCAATCAAGACCTTCATCTGCTGCATTTTTAATTGCATTTTTAATTGCATGTGAACCATAGTTTTCTTTTCCATATAAAGGAAGGAAAGGGATTCCATCATTTGCTTTTTGAGAAGTAATATTGGATAAGTTCATAGAGTTAGCTCTAAGCTCTCTAAAGTCACTATTTAATTTATTAAATTTTTGCATATCCTCTGGTGTTGCTCTAATACCCTTATTAGATATGACTTTCATTTCATCTATAATTTTTTCTAATTTTCTGTTAGCAGAAAAAAATTCAATTTCACTACCAAATGCATTTATGACTGTTGCTCTTTTAGGATCTTTTTTTCTTAAGGCTTGATGATAGTCCGATTGTATTTCATCAATTAACATAACTTTTTGATTTTGGTTTGTTCCACCTGTTCTTACCGATCCTCTCATATGATAAACTTGATTTGGAATAGCTTTTGTTGGACCATATTCTGAAGTGTAATGTTTTTGATAATTACTACTTAGTCTTTGACCCATTGGTAGAGCTTTTGGATAGTACACTACATGTTCAAAATATTTATCCCCACCTTTAATTCTGTATTCACCATAGTTACCATATTTAGGTAACATCTCTTGAGTTCTCATAAGTTGTAATCTTCTTCCTAAATCAGTATCTATTCTTTTAAACTTATCTAAAAAAGCTAAAGTATCATCACCTGTTGTTACTCCTGCATTTCTTGCTCTATCAAACAAAGCTTTCAAATCAGAAACATCTTGACCAAAAATATCTGAATCAAAACTATCATAATCAGAGGTGTCTGCACTTCTAAATTGATTATTAAGACGACTTGTTTTTTTTCTAATATTTTTTGCAACGCCATTTCCTAACGTAACTAACTCTGCAAATTTATCTGAATCAGGTGATGGAAGATTCGCAGACATTTGCACAGCCTTATCTCTAATTTTATTGATATGATTAATAGCTTCATTTGCAACATCTTCTGCTTCATCAACCACCTTAACATCAGTAGTAAGTTTTCTTACTTTTAAATTATTAACAGGAGCCTTTTCTACAATGTATAGTAAATCCATTTTTGTAAGAGGTATCTTTTTTTCTGCAGCTACTTTTAAAAAACCACCTATAACTTTACCATCTTTGTCAAACTGAACTAAGTTTGAGTCCCATAGTTCATCTTTTTTTACAGCTTGATTTATATTTTTAAATTCTGGGTTTCCTGTTTTAAAAGAACCTGGACCTGTAGATTTAAAATCTTTGATCCATTCTTCTGCTTTTCTAGCACCTGCAATAGGATGTCGTGCAATGTAATCCCAAAGTGATGATCCAATTCTATTCGTTTTACCACCTCTTGATAACGGATTATTAAAAGCAATCTTTTTTAATTCATTAGATCTAGCTATCGCAATCTGTCTTATTTCATCTTGTGGTTTTGTTTGTGCAATTGTAAGAGCTTTACCTCTTTCCATTTTTGTTGGAGCTATCTCTAAAACTTCATCTACTTGATCTTTAACACTGGTTCGTGAAGCAGGAGCCTTGGGTAATTTGATACTTGCAATTTTTTGTATGACTCTTCCGATAGGGTTCCTTAGAGCAAAGGCTCCCGCACCAGCGACCGCGATCCCAGCTAGACCTCTAGCCATGTTAGGATCATAAGGTTCTGTATAATCTGATTTGTTTCTTGGAACTGAAGAGGTTGGTTGATCCTCAATTGATTCCATATCAATCAGTTCTTTTAAACCAGCCATTAGTCAATAAGATCTTTTATATAATCTTTCCCTTTACCAACTTCAATTTCACCACCTGAACTTAACATAGCAGTTTTTTGCTTTGTAGCTTTTTGATAAAGATCAGTTACCATGTTTTTGTCTTTTAGTGTATATTTTACATCATCAGATGAAACTGTGCTTGATTTCTTTTTTGCTTTACTTAATGCTTTTGCTCCGAGTGCTCCCATAGCAAGAATACCTAATACTGCTCCAGCAGGTTTAACTTTAGCCCTATCTCTGTATATATCTTGAAGATTTCTTTTAGCTTTATTCATTCCTAAACCTATTTCAATATCTTCTCCTGTAACTCTATCTTCGCCTTTTTCTTTTTTAGCGGTTTTATAACCCTCTTTTATTCTTAAGAGTGCTAACTTTTTTTGTTCATCTGTCATCTTACCCATAATATTTGTACTCCTTTGGAACCTTATATAATTCTTCTTCATAGTCATCGGCCATTTCTATGAAGTTACCTTGACGATATCTTAACACGGCTTGTGTGGTGCTGTCGACATAGTCATCATTTGCTCCGTGAGGAAATGCAGCACATTCTTCAATAACTTCTTCTGCATATTTTTCTCCCTCAGGATAAAAAATCTGACCCCCTTCAAAAACAGGAGCACAAGCATTTACCCTTGAATGTTTATCTTTTCCTCGTGATGGTACAAATGGAATGACAGGTATACCCATTCTCCTAAATTCTTGCATGAGTGGTTCTCCTGTAGCTTTAGCTTCAATGATAACAGTTTCAGGTTCCCAATATTTATATTGATCCATTGCAACTGCCTTAAGTTCTGGAAAGTCAAATTTACCTTTAAGTGCATCAAGTAGAATCATTGCAGGTTTACCATCTTCTTGTGGAAAGAAAACACCCCAAGTTGTTATAGCAGAATAGTCAGCAGTTTCTTTTGCACTAAATGCAGTATCATACGATTGAATAACATGTTGTAGTTTTGGAATTCTTTCTTGTTCCCACACTCGCCACCATTCTCTTTTAAGAATAGCTCCTTCCTCTGATGTAGGGTTCTGCATGTACTGAGCAGACCAGTTTCGAATAGGTAGTGATGCTTTTACTTTTTCTAATTCTTCTAGTTCCCAATACTCAGGCCATACTGGGTTCCCTGAGTCGAGGATCGCAGGAAATGATATTACGTTCCACTTGTCAGCTTTGGGTTCTTTTTGAGCCTTGATTAATCTTCCTGTCAGGTCGTCCTCTGCCCATCTCGTCATAACCACGACTATCGAGCCACCAGGTTGTAAACGTTGTCTTGGTCCTGACACGTACCAATCAAATGCTCGTTCCATAGCTGATTCAGACAAAGCGTCTTGTTCAGTATGTGGGTCATCGATAATAAGTAAGTCCGCCCCTCGTCCTGTGATAGAACCGCCAACACCCGCTGCAAAATATTCCCCACCATGATTGGTC